CGACGGTAACTACATGATCTTGAACCGCGATTTCCAATCTACCGATATTGGTGGTGGTATCAACAAGCGCGCAGAGAGCATTGTTATCGACGGTGTAACCGTGGTTAAATCTCGCAACATCCCCGGCTCGGACGAGTCTGCCGCCACCGACGTGTACAGCAAGTACCGTGGTGACTACAGCACGACCGCTGGTGTGATGTGGTGTCCTCAAGCTGTGGCTACGGTCAAGCTGTTGGACATCAGTATGGAAACCGAGCGCGACGTTCGCCGCTTGGAAGACTTCATGGTCTCCAAGATGTTCGTCGGACACGGCACCATGCGTCCAGAAATGGCTGTGGAATTTGCCACCGCCTAATTCTCATTCGAGAAACAACCAAGGGCTACTCCTGCTTACGCGGGGGTGGCCCTTTTTTTTGAGGTATCAGAGATGCTTACAAAACTAGATGCAGTCAACATTGTTCTCAATGCTATTGGCGAAACACCGGTGTCATCCCTGACCTCTGGTCTTCCTGACGCTGAGTCTGCTGAGTCAAAATTAGACGGGACAATTAAAGAAGTTCTGTCCAAAGGCTGGCACCAAAACCTTGAGCGCTCAATTGTGATGAGCCGAAACAAGGATGGTGAGATTGTTGTTCCCCGTCAATATCTACGTGTTGACACTGTAGGGCGTGACGAGTCTATCAACGTAGTTATTCGCAAACAGTCCGGTAAACGGAAGCTGTTTGATGTAGCAAACTACTCATACAAAATCAGTAAAGATGTGGTCGTCGATGCAATCATTGAGATTGAATTTGATGCGCTCACATTTGAACTACAAAACTATATTGCGATGCGTGCGGCACGTAAGTTCCAAGAGTCCGCAATGGGCTCTGCCGCACTCGATGGCTTTGCTGTTCGACAGGAACAGGAAGCATACGCGGCGTTAATGGACGCAGAGGCTGAGAGTGAGGACAACAACATCCTCCGAAACAGTGCCCACGTCTTCTACGCCACACACCGCAATCACCCACTATCTGGGAGGTAACTCATGGGTAAACTGGTCGAGCAGTCTATCAAGACTTTATATCAAGGCGTCTCACGTCAGCCGGATCCTGTGCGACTGCCTGGTCAGGTTGAAGAGGCGGATAACATTCTGGTTTCAGTCGTGACCGGCGGTATTGAAAGCCGCCCCTCTTCGCGCCACCTCCGCACCTTTGAGGGTATATCTAAGGACGACACACCGGCTGTCTACGCGTATAGTCGAGACAACCTCGAGCAATACATGATCGTCATCAACAACGGCGACCTTCGTGTGTTTGACTTGAAAGGTGATGAGAAGGTTGTGGCCTTCCCGGACGGTAAGGAATACATCACCGGACTCACGTCACAAGACGTGTCTTTCGTGACCATCGCCGACTACACGATCATTGCTAACCGCAATCTAAAGACCCGGATGTTGCCCTCGGCTTACATCCCCGTCCATGATGCATTGATCAACGTACGTACGACTAACTCATCTACCAACTACGCAATTAAGATCATCAAGGATGGTGTGACTTACAACATCTGGTCGATGACAGTTACTAACGCCCAGAGTGCTACTCAGATGGCCGACCACATCATGGCCAATACGACACTACCGCCGGGCTTCACGTTCGAACGTACCGACACCACAATCTATTTGGTTGGTGATGGCCCCTTCGAGATCCAACACCTCGGCTCAGATCCAACGTATGGTCCTTGGACTATGGGTGACGTGGTGTCCGATCGTGTTTATCTTCCGATGACTGCACCAGAGGGTTACCCTATACGCATCGGCGGCAACATCGATGGTGACCAATATGGCTATTGGGCTTCTTATTCTAAGGCAGATGGTGGCTGGATTGAATGTCCAGATCCATACGAGCAGAACGAGTTTGACTCACGAACGATGCCTCACTGGCTTATACGTAACGCTGATGGCACATTCACCTTCCAAGAGGGTGAATACACTCCTCGGATTGCTGGTGACATTGAAACCGTCCCACACCCCGACTTTGTCAATAACGAGATCACCTCTCTCGTGTTCCACCGTAACCGGTTGGGCATCGTGTCTGGTGAGACTGTGTTCTTCAGTCAGGCGGGTAAGTACTTTAAGTTCTGGCCGGACTTCGCTACGCAGTCGTTGGACTCAGACGCCTTTGGTCTGACGGTGTCTTCAGAAACCGTGAACAACCTACAGCACGCGATCGGGTTCCGTAAGTCACTCTTCTTGACGTCTAACAAGGCGCAGTACGAAGTGTCTGGTGCACAGCTATTGACGCCTTCAACCGCGTCCGTTGACTTGTCCACCACCTACCTCACTGAGAAGAAGTGTAAGCCAATCACGTTGGGTAACACGTTGTACTTTGCGGCCCAGTCTGGTCGTGACGCTATCGTGTTCGAATACCAGTACGACGATAACTCGGTGTCTAACGTGGCGGCTGACGTCACGCTACACGCGCTTGGTTACATCCCGGCCCCCATCATTCGCATGACTGGTGACCCTACTAACGATATGTTGATGTTGCTGGCAGAGCGGGATCGCTCAAGTCTGTTTATCTATAAGACATACGTCGATGGTGACACCAAGGCTCAGTCTGCTTGGGCGCGCTGGACCTACGGTGATGACGCTTCTATCAAATGGATGGAGGTTATCGATGGTGAGTTGTACATGATCCTATCGCGTGGTGATAGTGTCTTCTTTGAAAAGACGTTCTTACGTTACGAACTCTCACAAGAGAAGCACCCCTATCAGATCTCTATGGATCGTCAGGCGACCGTTGCCGGTG